TTGCTTCACACGCTACAGGTAGCCCTGTTGCCCAGCTAGGAGGAGTTGACATAGTGGACGTGATGAAGGAGAGAGCTTCTTCCACTTCTGTCTCTGGAACAACATTGACTACCGCATCGTGAACAGTAAGCACGGGTCTATACTTCTTATTAATCTCTAACATCTGTTCGCCTATAATAATACGAGCTAACGCTTGAACTACATTTTCTACTACTGATCCACCCCAAATAGATATAGTACCTCGGCGGGCTTTATAAACATATTTAGACCTAGCTTCACTTGCATCTAATGCAAGGCCAGGGTATTGAATATATAATCCATTAGGTAACTGAATGCCTTTAGGCGTAACTAATAATGCTTTTCTTTCGTCGACGTAATAGGGCTCTTTATTTTCAGGCCAAACAGCAATATCTTTTAACGCTTTCTCACATTCTTTCCATAAGGCTATAACTTTGTCATTAACCTCGCGATAGATATTCACAAACTCTTGTGCCTTCTTTTCATTTACAGTCACGCCCGCTTGCATCTTTAATGTGTGTTGTAACTTAATAGCACCAGTACCATATCCTAGTCCTAGAATACAAGTCTTGCCTACGGCACGCTCAGTCTTGTCAGCTTTAGTAATAGGTCTCTTATATACTTTAGAAGCAAACTCTGAATAAACATCTCGCCCTTCAGCATACCATTCTACAATATCATCTTGGCCAGCTAACCACACTAGGACTCTAGCCTCGATCTGAGATGAGTCACAGTTAATAACTACATGGCCTTCCGGTGCTATGACTGCGTTCTTTAATGTTTTCTTTTTAGCATCACGTGACGGCAAGTTTTGGAAGTTAACTTTGTCAGAACCAGCCCAACGTCCTGTGTGTGCACCATAATATTTAAGTGGAATGGGGAGTTTACCTTTGTTACGCGCTCCGACGCCGATGAATCTTTCAATACGGGATTCTTCTATAGTTGATTTAGTACCCAACCGAACGCGGCAAAGTTCTTGAATAAATAAGTCTTCGTGCTCACACAAATCTAAAAAGTCTTGATCGTTTTTAGCTAAGGCAAAGGTTTGTTTTTTAGTGGCGGGGCTTTCTTTCATAGGCACTTCAACGCCTAGTTCTTGTAGAATATCAGCAAACTGTTTATTACTAGCTAACTTACTTCGAACACACTCTTCTGTCTCACATTCTAACCGTGCCATCAAGCCTTGTAGTAACGCCGACTTCTCAGCTTGGACTTCGTCTAGCCTAGTTTGTAATAGGGCATCGTCCACTTCAAGTAGTGGGTCTGTGTACATACGTAGTGTTAAATCAATAAGGTCTAGTTCACTATCTGGGAATTCGTAGGCTAAGATTTCAAATAATTTATACGTAAGTTCTACGTCGTTCTTACAATACTCACCATATTGTTTTAAATCTTTAGCACTAAAGTCTTCTAATCGTTTACCTTTAGCATCAACAACCTCTGTGCCCTTCTTACCTAAATCGTATTTCTCCACAAGAAAAGAGAGGCTTCCACCCACATCCACACCGTGCTTAGCCCGTGCCATAGAAAGCGTATCCAAGTAACGACTAGGAATGACACCATAGCGGAATGAAAGAATAGCCCCATCGAACTGCGTGTTGTGGCAAAGAAGGACAGAGTCTGCCCAATCAATCTTATTGATCTCTTCTTTAACTTGGTCGCCAGTATACCAATATGATTCGCCTTCATTGATCTTAATACTAACGCCGATAACTTGGAATCTTTCATGTCTAATATATTCTTCCGTGGTTAATCCTGAAAGAGAAAAACCTACATCGTAGTAGGTCTCGAAGTCTAGTGTGACTAGTTGCATGTATGCCTTTTAATTGGTGGGCTACTTACGGTTTTTATAAATGCAAAAATACCATTTTAAACATATAAATAAAGTGCTTTCGCCCGTTGATTTTAAAGTACTGATATCCCTATTAATACAAGTGCTACGACTACAAACATAATTCTTTCATTGCGTATCTCGTGTTTATCTGTAAGGTCTGGTTTGTATGTGCCACCCCATGCTTCACGTGCTGAACGTGGTGTAGGTGTGCCTACTGTATCAGGCCTAAAAAAGTGATACCCTTTTTTTGCATTCTTGCGGAAAATTTTAAATTGTTCTTTATTAAATAAATCATAGTCTACTGTTACCATAACTTTTCTCCTATGTTGTTTAACTTTACTTCTTATATCTTTGGTATTCATCTCTACACTCTATTGAGCACCAACGTTTCTGATCTTTAACTTTATCACCACACCATATACATTGTCCAGTACTATTTACAATCTTATGGGCTTCGGCTGACGCATTGTGGATAGCCACGTCTGTTGCATATTGCATCAAATCATTGGCTACGTCGGCATCATCTCCCATCATACTGAATACTTCATGCCTTTCCTTGCTGAATTTGTTTCTGAGGTGTTTTTAAAATATCCATTCCAATTAGTATTTGCCCCTTTAGGTAAGGCTTCAGGCAATTTAATTAGGCCTTTTTTGGCTAATCCTCTCACTCTTATAGCACTACCTGTTGCGTGTAATACTACTTGATTACGCGTTGCGTTTGGATACTTCTCCATGTATTGATTTACTTCTTCGATGATTTGCTCATCTGTTTTTTTACTATTCATTAAAACAAACACTCCCCTACTAGTTTAAATAAGTCTTCTTTAACTTCAATTGGTTTATCTAATTTTACTACGTTTTTACCTTGATCTTTGTGCCACTTAGCTTCCTTGACAGACCATCTGTATTGGCGTATGACTTCACCATCACTATCTATTACTGCGTAACTAAACGGAATCATTTTTGTCTTTCTTAAACAAATTCAACCCAGCTATTCATAAGGTATTTAGCACTTTTGAGTGGAGGGTTGCCTCGGTGGGTGTGTGTGAATCCTGAAGGACATATAACTAAAGTGCCTTGTTTTGCCTGGACTCGTTTAGATTGGTATAAGAATTCGGTTTCTCCGCCTTCTTCAACCGTATTTAGATAAAGCATAACCAACATCAGCCTACGCCCATTTTGATGACCGTCATGTTCACAATGCCATACATGATACCCTCCAGCTGGCATGGTTTTTTGTAATTTAATGGTATCGGACATACGGTGTTGGCTTATAGAGGTTAATACACCATATTCATCTGCATAAGTCTTATAACACTCCCAAAAAGCATCTACAAACTCTTTTCCAATGATAGCATTAGTTGAAATAAGTGTGGGGTCTTGTTCATTCTCAAAAAAGTATTGGTCAGTTTTTTTATGTATATTGGAGGCCTTTTCATGGTCTTGGCGGGAAACTGTCTTTTGCCATGAGGCTACATAATCATAATGCTTAATGACTTTGTGACAATAATCGGAGCTTACAGCATTCGGAAAAATTCCTATAAAATCTTTTAATTCACTTGAATTCATTTTATCCCCTATTTTTACTTTTTTCATTAAAAACTTCTTTGTTCAAAACATTCAAGGTGCGACTTCACAAACATATTAGGCTTGATCTCTTCATAGAGTTCACCTTGTATGCATTTAAGATTCATCTTATATTTAGTCTGTGTATTATTATACTTCATAATTCCCCAAGTGATACAGCATCCTACAATAAGTCCTACTAATATAAACCCTGTGCCATCATATTTTTTAGAGTCCATTGTATGCCTCCATCATTTTTTGTGTGGATTCTTTATAACTTTTAATCCCTGTAATTTTTTCAGCTTTTTCTTCACACTTATATAATGGTGTGATCGTTATATAATGTTTCTTATTGGGTAAATCTCTTATCCACGATAATTCTTTAGGTCTGAATTGTGTTATCGACGACCATACTAAATCGCCATTCACATTAAATTCTTCCGTCGACCATGCGTATGGTTGTTTGGGTAATCCGCTTTTAAGGGTTTCTTGCATATTTGCTACCACCTTGTTTATAAAATATTAGGTTTGACCATTTTACTACAGGTTGTAATCCTGTCCATGACTTTGGTTTTGTAATTGTTGTGTCATGAAAATGGGTTGCCCCGTAACTATAATCTACTTCTAATCTATGTAATACTCTATACGCTATGTCTTTATATTGTTGTCGGATCACCGAAGGTGGCTTGGTTAAACCATACCAACTAAATTGTGCCGGACGTTTCATTTCATGACATACGTTCTTATGGTTAAACTCAGCTCTTCGCATTAACACATATCCTACTGCAATTTGAGCTTGTTTTGGTTCTTGCGCCGACTCCATGTAAATGGTTGTGGCGAGGCATAACAATGCTTGATCTAGCATATGTCCTCCTTTTCTTTAGGAACAGGTATCAGTTCTTTGGATTAGATACTTCATCGATTAGGCGATCGAGATACCACCTTGCTTTACGCAAGTCCTCGACTCCGTTTTTAAATTTCCATCGCCAAACGTATTTGATAATGTTAGCAGTGCATACCGCTTCAATACCAAGTAGTCCTTTGGTGGCCTCTTTGATAGCGTCAATACATTCGATTGCGCCTTGTGTGTAATGTGAAGGGTGATTCACATTGTCTTTTACTGCTTTACTTCCTGTATAACTTGATAGAATTTTCTTCATTCTAGTCATTCCAACTCCTTTAGCATGGCTAATAGTTCCTCTATATTACCTTCATTTACCACGATTGCCAAGCCTTTCTGAGCAATGATCTGTTTCATGTTGTGTTTTTGCAACAACGTAGGTTCATTGTTTCCGGCCTTGCATTCGATGCCAATGAAGCATCCTTTGTAGCATACGATGATGTCTGGCACACCACTTCGCCCAAACCCTGCGGTCATAGGCGAGAAATGGTATGCACCAAGATCATCTAATATCTTCTTAACTTGTTTCTTTACTTTGCCTTCGGGTGTCATATCGTAGGTATCACGTTGATTTCAGATTGGCTTGATGTCCACAATGATCCGGCATCGTTGCCTTCATCATCACGCATGGCAAGTATCCAATGGCCATCGTTAAACTCAATCACAAGTCCCGATTTATCCCATCCTATATCTTCTCTTTCGCGGTCATCCAAATATCTAACGCGTCTTATAGTTTTACCTACAAGAAAATTACTTGCTAGGTTGCCCCAATGTTCTCTTAGTTCTGCATTGCTATGTTCAATCACGTCTATCTTTTCCATTTTGTTTCTCCTTAGTGTGTAGTTTTATGTTTAGTTAATTTATCCCAATCATTAGTCATATTTTTTACAAAAGTTTCTCTATCTACTCCTTGAGTTTTTGCCATATTTATAAGAGCGATAGATAGTGTCGCCATCGCGTCTCCAAATGAAAATTCATTTATCATAAAATCCGTTACGATCTCTACTGATTTATCTGTTATTTTCTTTGCTGACTTGTCCATCTTGTTTCTCCTTTAGTTTAAATCGTTCTGATCCTTTGTTAACCATAAGTGCGTATGCACTTGCGTCTTCTAATGCACTATCTTCAAAAAAACTTTGCTCCGTGATTACATCTTCTAACGTTCTTCCCATGCTCTCTTACCTCCAATAATCATTAATTCTTTTACTTCGTATTCATCTATACCCAACCTATACCTTGCCCACCAATATGCTTTCTCAATGTGTTCAAAGTCTTTTCTTATCCGTATCTTGCGATACATAATAATGAAGGGTTTCAATCCTCGCACACTCCGCCTACACAAGCACGGCTAATGATCTCATTTTCTAAATCATTGTATGCATCTGCTTGGATTAAGTGGTCTGCGTATTTCTTTTGTCGGTCGAAGAGGCTATGCTCAACTTCTAGCACCGATGCCTTGACAACAAGACCCTTCTCTCGTGCGGTCTCGGACAATATGGTAGC